ATCTACAATATGGTGCAAGACGTAAAATTATACAGGGATTTCGTGGTGTAGGTAAGAGTTGGATTACATCTACCTATGTGGTGTGGAGACTTCGTATGAATCCACAGCTAAAGTTTTTGGTTGTATCTGCCAGTAAAGACAGAGCCGATAACTTTACTACATTTACTATGCGTCTTATCAATGAGATGCCAATACTTGCTGATTTGATACCTAGAGATGACCAGAGAAACAGTAAGGTAAGCTTTGATGTAAAACCTGCACAAGCCGATCATGCTCCCTCATGCTCTTCTAGAGGTGTCTTAGGGCAGATGTCAGGAGCTAGGGCAGATGAAGTAATTGCTGATGACGTAGAGGTTCCGAATAATTCCTATACACAGCCCATGAGAGACAAACTTAGTGAAGCTGTAAAAGAATTTGAAGCGATACTAAAACCAAATGGCAAGATTACCTTTCTAGGTACACCACAAGTAGAAAATTCTGTGTACCTTACCCTAGAAGAAAGAGG